GCCGTCAATGGCGGAGAATGAATCAAAAGTCACAAAATCTCCCTGTTCAGCTCCGTGCGCCGTATCCGCTACGGAAACAGTCGTCGTGCCGTTGGTCGTGAAAGGATTGGTAAGGGCGTCTGGCCCTGATCGTATGGGAGTGACGTCATTGAATATTCCACCTCCAAAAACATAGAGTTTCCTGTCAGTCCCCAAGGCGAGATGCCTTTGTCCGTCCAAACTGATCCACGCATGCGTATCGCGGACCACGCCCACCACTGTTGTATTAGGATTGGGAAGATAATCCCATCCGTTCCATCTCTCAGGTTTTCCGTAGTGAAAACGCACAAAATCAGAATCAATGTAGCGTCGGTCGTCTCCCGCCGCGTAAGGTGAGTCTTGCTTATCTATTCCTGGCTGAAATTTTAAATCGGTTAATTGCATAATTCCACATAATAAGTTACTTCTTCGTTGGTGGCAAGAATTGAGTACCTACATTTCCCCTAAAAGCGTAAGTTCCATAATGTGTGAGTCCACTCATTATGTCCGCATAAACAGCCCCGCCAATTTTCTGCCATAATCTACAGAATGCATAGTCCTCTGACAAGTATCTTTTTGAATCGGGATCAATCATCGTGTCAAAAAAGGCGTAGTTCCAGTCTGATGTGTTGTGACCTTTAAATTTGTTCTCATGAGGCTGACCCAGGTGCTGGTCATTGGCAAACTTGAGATGCGGATAGGCTATTTTCATTTTCTTGAACACATTTCTCTTAATAAGCATAAAGCCGGTGGGCGCGTCCATAACCTCAATGAATCCTTTCTGCATTTCAATATGCTCAGGATTTTTGACATTTAAGTTATATTGCAGAGAAAAAGCGTGCAACTCCTCAGGAGTAATATCAGGTTTTTCTATGACTTTCTTTTTCACCTTATTCCAATCAATGGCTTTGCGTGGATAAATGGAGGCTACCACTTCCTTATCCATATCAAGCATCCGAAAGATTGTTTTAGGATCAAAACCGATATCAGCATCAATGAACATTAAATGCGTGTATTCTTTTTCATCGTCCATGAACAATTGAACCAGAGTATTGCGAGCCCTAGTCACCAATGATTCATTTCCAATGGTGGCGAACTGCAATCCTATTTGTTTTCGTATGCATTCAGCCATCAATCCCATACAGCTTTCAAAATAATTTGTTGTCAACATTCCTCCATAACAAGGAGTTGCGACAAATATTCTTGTAGAAGGTTTTTTATTTGCTTTTTGTACCATAACTTACCGTTAAATATTCAATATGAGTTACCCATCCTTTAGGAATAGAGACTACCCCTCCCCCTTGCTGATCATTTTTTTCTGAAGTCCAAGATCTCATAATAATAACTTTTTCAGGATTATTTACCATCATCCATCCTACATCTTGACATATGGCCAACGGTGCGTGGAGAATATCTTTTAGTTCAAGCCACCCTGTTTCCATATCACGAGCATCCGTCCATGTCACACGGACCATCGGGACATTCTTAATGTCAATCACGTTTGCTTATAAAACTCTTTGTTACGCAATGTTTCAGCGTTTCCGGCTTCAGTACCTGGCTTTTTAACAAGTTCAAGATTGAAAGAAACCGATCGTCTCTCCTGCCCCTTGGTTCTAAAAGGATAGACGCCGTGTGACAGCCAATTAGGGAATAGGAATATGTCCCCTACTTGAGGACTATGCTGCAGCTTATGACCATTGAAGGTCGCCGCTTGACCATGAAAAAAAACAACATCTCCCACTGTTGGGTAATGGTCCTCTTTCTTGTATTCCTCTTTCAGTCCAGGGGGTATGCGTAAATAAATAATTCCTGACAGTTGTCCTTCGTGAATGTGCATAGGATTAAAGTCTCCCGCCCACTGACTAACCATCCACATTGATTGAATGATGAGCTTGCCTACAAACGCAGGACTGATGGTCTCATTTGCAGGGGGAATGGAGATGTAAGCCTTTACCATTTCTCCTATGTAATCAACCACAGGCTTAAATTCTTTTGTACTCATCCACGACTGAGGAAAGCGCACTTCCTTTTGAACATTGCCCGCTAGATTTTGCGCGTGATTAAACTCTTTGGAAAGCTGTTCGCTTCCCAGCATTTTTGATGCTTTCTTATCCAATAAATCAATAAGATCCATGGGCACTGTTCCTTTGATGATAGTGGGACCAAACGGCCTAATAGCCTCAAATGTATGATTAAAAAGTGGTGGGGTTTCTGTCTTAACTTTCTTTGCCATATTTATCTATTGTCATATACCAAGAATTTGACTATAAATATAGAATAAAATTGGCGAATCACAATACTTGACATTTATCAAGTACATCAAGTCTGGCCTTCTTGCTCTCCCAACAAAAATTAGTTGCTATTAAAGGATTATGCATGATTAATGAACAATTTCTTGAGACAATTCCCCGATATGGCATTGGTGGATTGGTCGGCAAGTTTTTTAAAAGCGTAAAAAAAGTCGTAAAAAAGGTGGCTCCCATTGTAGGTGGAGGCATCGGCTTTATGATTGGTGGCGCCGCAGGCGCTGGTATTGGCGCTGGTATTGGTGGACTTGTCGCGGGACAGAAACCAGAAAAAGCCCTTCAAACGGCCATGCTCGGATACGGCATTGGTTCTGTCGCGGCAACATGGGGACCTTTATCTCAATACGCAGGAGCAGGATTTGGATCTTCAGGTACAATGGGTATGGGGGATAAATATAATGTATTAAAGGGGATGGGTTTTGGCGCTGGCGCTGATCCTGTCACAGCAGCTTATACAGGAACTGATCCTGTTAAAATAAAAGCACAAGCTATTTTAAATGATCCAAACTCAAGTCTTGCAGATGTTAATTTAGCTAATAGTATTTTAAAACCTGCATCAGGATTATCAAAAGGACTGACAACCGCAGCGTTGGCATCCATTCCTCTCACTTACTTGGATGCAAAAGCACAAGCCGAGCAAATGGGTGACACAGATCCAAGCGCTCTTAATCCATTCTACTATCAAAACCCAGAAGAATTCCAGATCGCCAATGTAGCGGGCAACCCTTACTATTACCCTGAACTTCAAGAACAGTTTGGAGTTCCTGTCGAGGATCTTCCGACCGAGTTCATACGGAGTGCGGAAGGTGGTACTGTTAAACTAGCTAATGGAACAAATAGATATTTCCCACGCAAGACGGGACCCATCAATGGTCCTGGCACGGGTAAAAGCGATTCCATTCCAGCGATGCTGAGTGACGGGGAATTCGTGATGACGGCGCAAGCGGTACGCAACGCCGGTGGCGGAGACAGGCGCAAAGGCGCGAAACGTATGTACGATGCGATGAAAAATCTTGAAAGAAGGGCTGCATAATGGTTGAAGAATATATCAACAGGGAGGCTCCTGACATAGAGGCACGTAAGCTTGGCTTAATGGATACAGCTAAAGCGTTAGCTGAACAAAAACTTACTCTTCCTCAATATCAACTCGCGGGTTTCACCACGCCTGAACAAGACGCTTTTCTAAAAGCACAGCAAGGCATCGGAGGCTATGTACCTTACCTTAACTTAGCGGGACAGGGAATCGCCCAGGGACAGGCAACCACGCAAGCGGCTCAGAATTTACTAGGAGGCATTACAGGCGCTCCTACCACGACACAATTACAGCCTTACCTTAACCCCTTCCAACAGCAAGTCATTGACCAGACGATGCAGGAATTGGACAAGAGAGGGGCGACAGCACAGCAAAATTTAGCAGGACAAGCGCAACAAGCAGGCGCTTTTGGAGGATCACGGTTTGGTGTCCAAGGAGCTGAACTACAAAGAGGATTACAAGACGCACGTGCGCAAGCACTCACTCAATTGAACGCCCAAAACTACGCACAAGCGATGGGGGGATATCAAAATCAGATGGAACGCCAACGATTGGCGGGACTTGGAATCGGCGCCCTTGGTCAGCAACAAGCTGGATTGGGAGGACAATATGCAGGTTTGGGACAAATGGAACAACAACTAGCGGGACAAGACATTCAGTCCCTACTTGGTATCGGAGGCATGCAACGTCAACGAGAACAACAACTTTTGGATATGCAACGGCAAAATGCGTTGCAAACGATGTATGAACCATATCAGCGATTGGGTTTCTATGGTGATATCTTGGCACAAGCGCCAACTTCACAACAAGTCATCCCGACAGCTACATCGCCTAGTATCAGTCCGTGGCAACAAGCTATTGGAACAGGTATTGGCGCTTTAGCGGGCATCGCCGGGGCGAGAAGAATGGGAGTAGTATAATGGCAGTTTTAAACAGACAAATGTTTCGTCAACCGTTTCCCGTGGTTCGTCGTATGGCGGGTACACCTCAAGAAGGGGAAGTTACGGTTGAAGATTATATTGATAAGGGCTACGACACGTATGAATATACGGCGGATCAGGCAAAAGATAAGGGGGGAATTTTGCAGTGGCTCAAGAAACAAGGAAAAAAAGTAGGCGATTTCATGGAGACTGGTTGGGCGGATCGTGAAGACCTATTGTTTATCGGCAATGAATATTTTGATCCCGATGATCCGAACTTCAGGCTCTTTATTGAAAATAATTATATGCAAGAGGGTGACAGTTTCATTGAGGGCATCGAAAAGTTCAGGGAGTTTGTCGAGACATCAAGCGGCAGAGGGGATGACACGAAAACATTAATAGAAGCGCAAAAGTTTATTGTTCCAAGACAAGCAGGTTCCCCACCTATGGGAGAGATTAGTGATAGATTTGGAGAACAAAGAATAAATGAATTAATGGAAGTGCCATTAAGTGATACTGGTGACTTGTCCAAACAATGGGATCGTGATGAAGGTGTTTCTCAGTTTACGATGGAAGACTTTATAAAACTAGAAGCACCAAATTATCATACGGAAGGAGTTTTAAAATTAGTGCAGGCATTTGGCACTCCAGATGAAATAGAAACAATGATAGATATTACAACAAAAGTACTAAACAATCAAAGTACTAAAGAAGATCATAAAATATCACGTACGCTATTAAATAAATATTTTGATAGAATAGGAGGTTTAGATAATTATCATAAAACGCATGATAGACTAAACAGAGAATGGGAATTCCGAGAAGAAGGAGGTTTTAAAAATCCTCATTTAAGACAAGCAGGATCTCCCATGCAAGGGGAGATAACACCACAGGAATCTAATTTATATTACGGCGATCAAGGCGAACAAGAATTGCATAGAGAACTAGTAAAAGTTGCCAACGGACAAATAACCAACCCACAAGAGATTCAAGCGATAATTACGGCGGCTATCGGAGAATTTGGTGAAGGTCATGTAATGGCTATAATAAAAGAAGGTGGAGCTCTTATGTCATCCGCAGAAGGACAATTTTCTGGGATGCCACATCAGGGCACAGGAATGGATGGTCCTTATTGGAATCAGGCAGTCTCACGACAAATGGGATCACCTCCAATGGGTGAACAAGTGAATGCCAATAATGTTGGCATTATGGATGGTTTTGAACAGGAACAAGTGGCGGAACAAGTGATGAGCAAAGGATCCGCAGCCAAAGATCAACTAGATCAGGCATCCACATATGATGAACTCATGCAAGCCATTCGTGGTGATAACCTCACGGAACATGACAGACGCCAGGAATTGGCGGGAATTGTTGGAGAGGATGATGCCGCTAGAACACCCGACAGTGTGTTGGCACTCGTTCAACCTGTTATTCAAATGCTTACTCTGGAAGAATCACAGCAAGGAATTGGCGCAACGGATCAAGCGCAAGCGATGAACATACCGGTGGAACAAGAGGAAGTTGTCGGCATTCAAGAAACGATGGCGGCGAACGGAGGCCTCATTAGAAGATATAATATGGGTGGAATAGCAAACCTACGAGGCGGGGGACCCGTTCAATATTTCAATGAAGGAGATTCAGTCTTGGCGCAAAAGCATGCGCAATATTCACCCACTTACATGGGCATCGTTGATAAATACTTTGATCCCAAGCAAGCGGAGGCGGATGCGTTATTCGCCCTATCACGAGCAGGATTTAATTGGGGTCTAGGAGCTAGTCCTACCGAAGCGAGTGCAATGTTCTTTGATGAACTATCCAAAAAAGGAAGTAAACGCGCGGAAGAAGAACGAGCTTTAAGAATGAAAATGGATTTAAGTGCATTAAGTGCGGCTCAAGCTGAAATGCTCGCGGAGACGAAAGCCAAAAAGGAAAAAAGCAAACAGAAACAAAACCTGACGGTTGGGTTAAATAAGCAAACAGATGATTTCATTGCAAAAATTCTTGGAATCACTAAAATTGAAAAGACTAGAGTAGGACCTGATACTGATGAAGAGGAAGTAATTGATTGGGAAAAATTCTACAGGCTTTATCCTGAAGGAACCTCCCTACAGTGGAGTTGGGATTGGACACAATTCTTCGGCAAAAAAGGATCGGCGATACGCTACGAGGGAGTGGATACGGATAAAGTTCCTGATGACAAAAAACACGGGGGCATCGTCCACCGTCAGGATGGAACACCTGAAAATGGTGAAGTTATAGATGAAATTTTTGTTCAAGAAGGAATGGCAACAGGAACGGAAAAAGATGACATCAATAAGATTGTCGCGCGGTCACAAGCGACATTAAAGGAATTACTGCGCATGAAAGAAATATTGGTCACCCACCCTGAAATAGGAGGGATGCCAGGATGGTTTTTAGAAACTTTCCAAGGACTGTTTACGATGATTGATCAAATTGATGATGCCTATATGGGGGATAAAATCTTTAGAAAAGAAGGAAAACTTTCAACAATGTTCAACAAGGCTGAAATTCAAGAAATACAAATGTTAAAAAATTCCATTGCGGCGGGCATAGCGGATTTAAGAAGTTTCAAGGGAACACGGCAGCCTACCGAAAAGCAGCAAGAACTTAGTTTAAAGGAAATTGATCCGACCGGTATGTTTGGAAGGGATGTTGCGATGCAAAAGGTAGACGCGGTGGCGGATAAAGTCGCAAGACTCGTAAAGGAATATGTCAAGGTTCTTACCACTAAAGAAGGCTCAACCGAGATTGATCAGACCGCGCTTCTAGGAAAATTTAACGACATTGATGCTTTTGTGGATTCAATTCACAACTTCGCCGTTAAAGAAGAAATGGATACTACTACGGGAAATACCTATTCTTTACAGGATTTAGAGGCAATAATAAACGCCACTGAAGGAGATTAAGAATGGGATTTATCACAGTACCTGGAATTCCCTACGAAATTGAAATAAAGGGGGACAAGCCCGACAAGGATGAGGCTGCGCGCATCATAAAACTTGTTGATGCGTTTAAAAATAAAAAAGAAGCAGACAATCCTTTCACCGACGAAAAAATGCGTAAAGTCTACGAGACAAATGATCAGCAACTTATTGAAGCGGTAGAAAAAGCCAAGGAGACATGGGAAAAAACCGTAGGAGTAAATCTTTTAGAAGAATTTGGATTTGATGAAAATCTTCCAGAAGGATTGGCGGCTATTCCATTTGTAGGCATAGATAGGGATGACGCCTTTATAATGGGGAGTGCTATGGGAAGCATCCCAGGATTAAAAGATCTTTTTAAACTTAAAAATATTAGAAAACTTCCAACCAATCCCAAAGATCTTGTTCGTGTTTTTGGCAAGGCATGGTTTGGTGGCATATTCGGTTCGGTTACCGCGACACAAGCGTATGACATCGCCCAATACTTAATAACGGGGAACGAAGATTGGAAACCCAATTTTGACCAAATGGGTCAAGATATGAAGGAGGCTATTTTTTGGGAAACCATAGGTCTTCTTTTACCTGAGGCTGTTCCTAAATTGGCGAGAGCCACATTGGATTTCTCGGATCCCGCCATCATCAAGGCAAGAAATGTCGCCAAGGCTCTTGGCATTGAATTAGATATCGCGGCACAATCAAAAATTGGCCAGCTTATTTTAAAACCTATGGGCATTCTGCCTTTCATGGGAGGTGGTCTGCGAAACTCCAAAGGCGTCAGAGTGAAAGACCTTAATAATTGGTTTGATAGTGTTTTACAAAGCATCGCCCCTACATCCAAGTTCACCGAACAGGGAATCAGCATCTTTAACGCGGGAACACGTAAATATAAGAATATGAAAGAACAAGTAAGTAAATTGTGGAAGGCGGCATATGATAATCACGCGATGTTGAGCGATCCCAATATCCTTAACACGACAATGAAAGGTGGTCTTCAAGAAACATTGGAGATTTTCACCAAGGGGGGAATCTTAGAGGAGTTCAGGGGTATTCCTGTCGATAAAAATGGAATTATAAAAAGTTTTGATGATATTGTAGAAAGCGGTTTTCTTAAAGACATCAACTTGGAAAGAATAGCGGATGACAAGCCTATCCGTGATTTCTTTAATACGATGAGAAAAATGCAAAAGAGCATCTTTGATCAAGGGGGGGATGTCTCCTATCAACAGGTGCGTACATGGAACGCCAATCTCCAGTCCTATTTCAATGATATCGTAGGCAAAGGAAAACTATATAACAAGGAGTTTACCAAAGTATTGACAGCATTAAAAAAATCTCTTGATCTTTCGGTGTTGCCCGATGCCGTTAATATTATGAAAATTGGGGACTCCGAATTAGCCAACAAAATTGCCCAGTCCCACAAGGATGCCAACACTTATACAAAAGCTTTTCATAATCTTTTCAATTCACCCGCGGCTAATAAATTCAATGTCTTTGTAAAAAATATTTTTGGACCGGGTCTGGATGCAACTAAAAAAGATGTTGATATGATGTTAAAGGCCGTCTTAAAAATAGATTCACCCACCACTTTAAGGCAATTAAAAGAAATCGTGGGACCTAAAGTCTTCAAGCAAATCGCTCAAAAATTTGTGGACGATGCAATGAGGGCTTCCATGGGAAAATTTGATGTAGGACTCTTGGGTTTAACTGATGTGGTAGGCAAGGGAAGTACTAAAAAAATAGACAAGATGATGCGCTTTGATCCAGGAACATTGGCTCAAAAATTAGGTTTTGATCTTCGTAAGCCGACGGAACACGGATTACTACTGTTAAAAGAAGCCGGAATCGATCCAACATTAATGAAAAATATTATTGATATGGGGGTTTTTGAATCAGGCATAAAAATCGGTGATCCTTCAACTTACTTGATGAGGTCAGCGCAAATAAAAGGTATGCAGCCCTTCTTACAAGGATTGTTTAGATCAGGAACAGGTAGTGCAATGGCAGGAGGAGCTGGTTTAGTCGGCGTAGGTGCTGGTACGGCTCTACAAGGACTTTTTGCAATGATGATAGGACGGTATGGTTTAACGAAATTTTTAGGCAATCCTCGATTGGCGAAAGCCGCTAACACTATTTTTGATCCCGCAAGGCAAACAGCGATTTCAAAACTTCCTTTTATCAAGTTACCTCTGGGGCCACGTTTTTGGCAAAGAGCGGTTCAAGATCTTCTGGATCTGCACTTAAAAGAAAACCCAGAACAAAAAACAGGGGATTTTGAATTCCTTACTGAGTTTAAAGAGTCATTACATCCTGATTCCGTTGAATTTAGGATATTTGAAGAAATTCTGGATGATTTAGGTGTGGGTCCAATGAAACTAGACAAACCTACAGTAGATCCTGCAAGTATTCATGAGCAAAACCTACAGCTACAAAAAAGACTATTAGAGGAAAAAGAAATAAAAGATGGGACTGAAGAGGTTATCTTGGATGAACAAACATTCCTGGACATTCCTCAAAACATTCCTGTTCCTAATCAAGAGTTTGCAATGGCGGATATTGTTCCCCCATTACCTAACCCTCAAGCAGATTCCGCAATAACTGGCGGTGTTGACCCATCCATCGTGGAACGGATGGAAAGTATGGGAATGCCGTTGTTCGCTAATGAAGGAGGAATTGCGTCCCTAATGGAGCATAAAAAGCCCCACCAAATGGTGGCGTAATGAGTAAAAAACACGAGAGGATTAAAGCTGAAACAGCACGAAGAATCGCCGCTGGAGATACAAGTGATTATGTCCAAAAATCAGCCAAACAGTATGGATTAACGGTTCCCACACGACAAACTTACAATCCCAATAAAGTATCACATACAATTAAAGAGGCTACAGGTCTGACTGGGAAAGACGCGTGGCGAGCTAATCAAGCTTTCAGGGCGCAAACAGCAAATAATCAAAGAATCCAGGCGCAAAACGCGAAACGAAGAGCGGTGGAAGAAGCATTTCACAGGCAAGGAAACGTAAATAGAAGTGACTTCACAGGCAAGGTGGAAGGTTCGGGTATTCTTGGCACAAACATAGGGGCAAAATATTCAGGGAAACCAAAACTAAGAGAGGGACTAACCAGTGATGAATACCACAATTGGATGAGAAACTTATATGATATTAATCCTTCAATGATGGAACAACTTTTTCCGTGGGGAAGCGGAAAAACGGCAAGAAATATTGTGACAATGGCGACACCCGCAAAATACCTGGGGATAGGAGCTAAGTGGCTTAAAGATAAAACAATGGATACTGCCAGCAACCTCAAAGATTTGGCAACAGAGTCCACTATGGTACAAAATATATCAGAAGACTGGAAGAATAGGAACAAAGGAAAAGGATTTAAAGGTTTTGTCGAAGATGCTTTAGCCACGGTGGGGATTGGAAACACCGAAAAAACCAATGAATTCATTGAAACACAAACTGACACCGATGGTGAGATTAAAACCAATATGTTGGATATCAAAAGGGATAAGAAAAATACTTTAGACTCTCAAGCTTTGGATGAGTTAATAAACCAACGGGATAGCCTATGGCAACAGATCCAAGCGGGAAATAATTCTTCAGGATTATACTTACAATTTAAGGCTCTTGATAATGAGATACAGAAATCTTTAAATAAAGATCAAGGTAAATTACAAAATATGAAAAAAGGGGGAATTGCTTCCTTGGCGACTGGAGGATTTAATAGGTTTAGGGGGTACGGATAATGGAAAAAGATTTTAATCTTCGCAATGTCGTCTGGTTCGCCATGATTCTAATAAGTGCAGGAAGTGTATATGGCATGCTGTCCCAAAAAGTAAAAGCATTAGAAGACCAGCAGCACACAATAGAACAAGTAGTGCTAAGAGATATTCCAGAAATAAAGGAGCGAGTGATAAAACTTGAAGTAATGCTCGACATTTTGATAAAAGATAGGGAGAAAAAATCATCTGATTAATTTAAAGCGATAATTCAGGTTTGCCTATCCCTAAATTATCGCTTTTTAATTGATGATTAAAGTGAGAGATGCTCCTTAAATTTAATGACCGTCTCCCATCTGTTTTTACAGTAAGATTTATTTTTAATATCAACAACATTAAAGTTATTGGGGTCACTTAAAAGACCATTAATTCGGACAATGTCTTTTTTTCGTTGTTCCAACAGACCCTCGTACTTTTTTATGAGTGCGTGTTTGACTCCGATTTTGGCATCCTCCAAGGTACTGAAAACACGGTTTGCTTCGATGGACCATGTCCATTTGTTGGATGTGACATTAGATTTACTTTTTAAAAAGAAGTGTTTCTTTTTTTTCCATGTGGTGTACCAAACACCATAGGTCTTGGATAACATAATATCATCTTCTCCGTAGAGATAATAAAAAGATCGCGGTCTATCAAACTTTTTACTTTCCCCAAATTTCAAATCAAATATATCTTTCTTCATATCTTTCTCCAGTATCTTCCTTTTACAAGGATCGGTTTGGTCTTGAATTTTGTATCCTTCTCAATAACTCGTTGATCCAAGAGCTTATTGACAATTCTACAAATAACTCCTGAGCCTATCTCAGGAAACTTTTCACGAAGCCTCTTAATAAGGGGCTTCTTCTTTAATTGTTCGGTTTCAATGAGTTCATAAACGCCAAAGCGGATATCCGTATGGACATCCCTTCTTTTTTTTGAACTTGGTACGGAAAGGAAATTTAAGTTCCATCCATTAGTATCAGTTTTCTTTTCCAACTCTTTTAATAATTTCTTATCATCAGGCGTGTTGGCAGCATCAATCAAAATTTGAGGAATTTTTAGTAAATCAGTCATTCTATCTTTCTCCATAAATTAATTATAATATTATATTATATTATACAATATCAATGTCAACACAATTTTAATTTACGGCAGAAAACCTAGATCGCGTTTCCCCAGGATTTTCCAATTTCACAATCAACTTTGTTGGGAACGGATAATTTTACGCAATTTTCCATCACGGAAATAATTTTATTTTTTACATTTTCCGATCCATCAAAGCTCAAAGTAAGTTCGTCATGGATTTGAATGAGTGGAACTATATTTTCCTTGTACAGTGCGACCATGGCTTGTTTTGTTTGATCGGCGGCTGATCCTTGTATTAGCCGGTTAAGAGCTTTGTACGTACCTGCTCGTTTTAAATGATGATGTTCCCCATACTTTAATTCAGCTTGATCATAAGGAAGCGCTTTATAAACGCCAAACGTGGTTGGTTCCCATAATTCAAAACGACATTTTCTACCTTTAAGTGTTGAGACATAACCTTCTTTGTTGGCGTATTCCATCACACGAGTCGCTAACTCTTTAATAAATGGAACACGGGAATTGTACTCTTGTAGAATTTCCTTGGCAATATCTTTTTTCACTTGCAGCTGATGAGAGAGTTTATTGACTCCCATTCCGTAGAATAACCCTAGGTTAATGGTCTTGGCGCGTCCCCGGTCAATGTCCGCTATACTTGCCACCATCTCATGGAAATCAGCTTCGGCATTCTTATTGTATTCTGTCACTAAGACATCGGCTCCTTTGCACTCTAGTTTACTAGCATAATGAACAGCCAAACGTGGTTCTTGTTGTGAATAGTCGAATGATCCCCACACCTCATTTTCTTCAGGTAAGAATAGTCCTCGTATCTGTTTCTTAATCTCGGGATTTTTGGCGGGGAGCTGCTGTAAATTGGGATTGGAATAACTGAACCGTCCTGACACGGTTCCTGATTCGCCGTCACGCATTTGATGAATATTGGAATGAATGCGTCCCTTGTGTTCATGTTTAATAATAGTATCTAAAAATGTCGTCTGTACTTTATTAAATTCCCTCGCACGTTGTATTTGTTGGGCAATAGGGTGTTTATGGTTCAGTAAAAAATCTTTAGTAAAACTCGGTGCTTCTGTTTTTTCCGTACGGGGATATTTTATTTTAAGCTTGTCAAAAACTTTTGCCACTGATTCAGCAGCCCATATCTCCACTGCAAGACCCGTATCTTCCAGTATGCTAGATAATATCTTCTTTTCTGTATTCTTAAAACTTTTTTTATAACGTTGTGCTTGTTCGACATCGACGCGTACTCCTTTTTTTGTCATCTCAAAAATAACAGGCAACAGATCCATTTCCAAGTTAAAAACTGTTTTCAAGCTATCTTTTTCAATGAGAGGTTTCATATGATGATAAAGCCGTAAAGTTAAGTCGGCATCCCGTTCAGCATAATCTCCCACAAAGATAGCAGGGAGTTTATACATTTCATTTTTGGGGTCGACCCCAAATTCAATTGCCGCCTCTTTTAATTTAGCCTCATTTTTATATTCATTGAGCATATCTTTGCCTACCGTATTTAAGGCATACGAAAATTTATTTTCATTAAGAAGAGGTGCCATGATCATTGTGTCTATAATTCGTCCATTAACTTTAATGCCTTCTGTATGAAGCCATCCTAGGTCATAAACTGCATTGTGTGCCACTTTAACAGCATCGGTTTTCATTAAATCTTTCGTCCAGGAGAGAACGCGTTTTCGATCCCAATTAAAACCATTTTCATGGCGAATGGGATAATACCCCTTCCATCCATCCACCGCGATTGAGATACCAATCACGTGTCCAGTAGAAGATGTCCATCCCGGTCCCGTTGTCTTTAATTTAGGATCATAAGTCTCCAAATCAAATGCAATTACTTTCGCATCCGATAGATCAGGGAGAGTTTCAGGAGGCATCCATTCAGATTGAACAAAACTAAAATTATTTTGGGTCATTTAATTATGAGGACACTTGTTTAATGATTTTATATGTTTTGCTGTCATTCGTCCTCTTCTTTCTCCTTCTGAATCAAATGATCGATCTTTACCTGTTCTTTCTTCTATTTCTCCTGCGATAGAGGCGTAGGCGGCTAGATCAATATAATTATCTTTTTTATGTTGGTGCATGAGCCGTGCTACTTTTACCAAGGCCATGCACACCGCGGCATCATGGGGAGTCACTTCTTTTCGGAGGAAAATAGACCACAACGCCGCAATGTTCTGATGATTGGTCAACTTGTCACCATAGTCTTTATGGCGGTTGCCACCAATTAATTTTTTTGCTTCACTTAAAATTTCTTTACAAGTCATTTTCGAGGGGGGATTCATAAAGCCTATATCCTTCCTGTTTTTGTGCTTCAATAATGTATAAATTATGTTTAGCGCGCGTGACGGCTACATAAAATACACGATGTTCATCATCAGGATTTTTTAAATATGATTTATACACTAATTTACCTAGATCTAAAAGTACGACAACATTGTCACATTCACCGCCTTTGGCTTGATGAATAGTAGAGACACGAATTCTAGGTTCCCCCCTAATGTCCTCATTCAATTGTTCCAATCGTCGTAAGTAAGCTATGTCAGAGAGTTTAAGACGATCCAGGACATCGTACCATTCCCCGTCTACTAATAGTCCATGATTTTTCTGAAGATCCTTCAAAGTAAAAAGTTCATTCTTTTCTTCCTCCTTGAATCGTTTAAAGCCTCTTTTAATTCCGGTGCCACTTTTAATTTTACTGTATAAAGTTTTAATGTCACTATGAGAAACAGCTTCTCCCGCTTGTAAATGTTGCCATGTATCAATGGCATTCAACACACTAGGGGCAATCGGACGATGTTCGCCTCTTCCGTACCAATATCCCTGGGAAAAAAGAAAATCTTCAATCATTTCATTTCTAATTTTTCGAGTCCGTCCTAGTAAAAGCCATTTTCCCTTCGATAAATCAATATGGCGTAAATGTGTCATCCTATGCACACGTCCCTCTTCATCCTTCGGCTGCCATTCTTTGGGACGACGGTTACGAATACGGGTAATGATATAATTAGCCAATCTATAGACGCTCGGAGGGCAGCGATAAGACTTATTTAAGATCTCTACATTTCCTTTTAAATTGATGAATTGATCCACATCAGCGCCACTCCACCTAAAAATCGCTTGATCATCATCTCCCGCGATATATGTTTCATTGCTGTGGGAAATCAGTTTATGCACCATGTCATATTGGATCTTGGGCATGTCTTGCGCCTCGTCAATGAAAAGAACGTCAAAAGAAGTGGGATGAAAATCCTCTACATAATCAATGATCATATCGGTAAAGTCATAAAGATTATTTTCTTTTTTATACTCCGTAATCGCCCTATCAATAAAATCCAACTTTGACCATCTTAATAATTCTTGGGTCGTGTTCCATGCATCGCGCAAGGGTAAGCCTTTCAGTCTCGCTAAATTAATTAAATTAACATACTTGTGGTTGGTGTTGGCGAAAATAGACTCATCACTGTTGTCAAACACCAGATCAAACCCAATCAGATCGGATAATTCTTTCCAGTGTTTCGATTTCATTAGGTTATTGTCATCGATGGGAAGATGCTTGTAAGCAAAGCTGTGAAGAGTTCTAAAATGAACGAGATCATCACGACTTGCCTGAAATTTATCACGAGCTCTGTCTCGCGCCTCATAAGCCGCCTTGCGTGAAAAAGAGAAGAAACCAATTTTATTCCAAGGAATTCCTTGTTCTTTTTTCTCCCTGCAAATTTCCAGGAGTTTAGTCGTCTTTCCCGTACCGGGTGGTCCTAAAATAATATTAATCATTAAAATGGGATCTCCTCATCATCAGTATTTTCTCCACCTAAAACTTTATCATCCTCTTTTTTCTCCATCTTCAATGAGGGTAATGGAACATCTTTAATGGGTGATTTAAATTCAGGGATAGTCCAGGCGCGTGTTTGAACTTTTTGTGGATATACGGTCACATCTTCACCCTTCATATCTCGCAGACGTTGAACGATCCATGGGCGTGGAACTTTAAAATTTTTAGATGAATCAAGCCAACGGGATAAGTCAGCCAACCGAAAATAGGTTTTACCATTTTCTGTAAAAGCCTTGCCCATCCCTAATTCATCCATACTGAATGAGTCCCCTCTATCCTGACAGAACTCCTGTAAGTAATCTTTAAATTCCCCTGTCTTGGAAACATCTTCAGGAACTTCTTGAATATTGATATTGTCGAATAACACACGGACAATTCCATCCCAATCATCAGCTTTCATCCGTGGTATCCAAATTTTAAGTTGTTGAGATACAATCTTACGAAATACACTAAAGTTATATAAATACCCCACATCATCTATTTCCACGCGCTTATCATCCACGTTCACAAACCAAATGGGAGGAATGGAATCAAGAACAGCTAGATCACTGTACTTGGGATGGTCTTCCGTGGAAAAACCGATGCCGAATTTTCTCGTCTTGCATAATGGTTTTTGGCACACCGACACGATGGGTTGGTCATTGCACCGATAAGTGTATTTTATGGAACCATCCGCCTTGTTCTGCCTTATTTGTTTTTGGATGGTCGTGACTTCACTTACGTTCAAGGGTGGATCCATATACTGTAAATTATATTTTTCTATTAAGTTTTCCCATTCATCAGGGTTGGATTTACGATAAAAAATTCCTATGTTGAATAAGCCATTATTCCTTGTTCCTTCAGGATATCCCTTGTCAGTTAAGAATTGCAGGCACGGAGGACCGCTCTTAATAACCTCTTGTTTAATCTTAATTTTAATAGTCGCAATGTCTTCACAAACGAACTTGTCATATAACATAAAAAATTCATCCAAAGAAGCTCCTTCACCATTATTAAGAAACGCGTATCGTGTGTCGCCGTGATAAGGTAAGTTGAGCCACGAACCCGTATCTTTTTCATTGGCAAGTTGTGTTTGCTTGGGAAATACTTCTGAATTCGCGTATCCTAAATATGCCGCGCATTCTTTTAATTTTTGTTGAAAAAGACTGGCTAGTTGGGGTTGTTTTGAGAAAAGAAAAAGATGTGCCCCAAAAGATTTGGAGGAACACATTATTAAAGGTAATTTTAATTCCCTTATTCTGGTTAATATTTTTTTATGATCAAGTGGGTACTCATCAATATCAATGCATCCCCAGGATGCCGTACCATCATCCCTAATGGGAATAATACCCAAAGCGGGCATCTTGCCTTCCAAATGATCCTTGTACATTTGCAAGGTAGGTGCTTCGTGTTTCGTGAACATTTTACCTTCACGTTTTCCGTTAACCTTCGTTTCGGAATATCGATATTCTCCATGCGCACGATCAAGTCCACTGAATATATGTTTAAATTTTTCTACTTTCATACACAACTAATAATAATAAAATGGGCGGACATTGCCGCCCATCTCTCATAGGATAGTAAGGAGCATCTATGAACCTAAAACAGCATCCTCCTTTGAAGGAGTGATGTTTTTCATTTCTTGGTTGTCACTTTCATTAATGACCTCAGGACTAGGATCAATCTCGCCGGACACAACTAATTTATAAAAATTTTGCGCCTCTTCCACAATGTTTTTAGGGTTTGGATAACCATTAACGGATTTCTCCAGTTTAATATTCCACCCCCACCAATCATTTTTTTTATTTGCTTCGCGTACCGCTTTCATATTGTACACATTAGCAAATGTGGGTAAAGTTACGAGAGTTCCATCTTTTCTATTGGTTTTTTGATTCATCATCATAGTATTCCAATATCTAGATTTTTTGTATTGAGTTTTTTGCATAATGATTTGAGCTCTTTCAAAAGAACCATCATCATTCAAACGTAAAACAAAATACTCAGCCGTTCTTACTACGTAAGTTTTACTAAGCTGACCATTGATCATATAATGATCCTCCCCGTCGTGTTCCGACCTAGTTAAAGGTGGAACGTCTTCAGGTGTGTAAATTTTAACGGGAGCGCCAGTGCCTTCGCCTAGTTTCTCCCATTCTACAAAACGTGAACGAAAAAAACAAGGAACGGTCATAATTCCATTATAAAATTCTTTTGTAACAGAATTAAAAATCATTCCTTCTTCTAGTCCTTCAACATGCTTTGTATTACCTTTCTTTACTTCAGGTGTTTGTGAACTTGCAATTTTCAAAAATGGAATTGCTAATTCACTTGCATTGACGTTCTCAAATCCTGCTCCCACCATGGAAGGGGATGTGAAATCAATGACATTCGTACTTACTTCACTTTTCTTTTTCTTCGCTACTTCATTCATCGTTCATTTTCCTCGTTTAATTTTCACTTTGTTTCCCATATAGACACTAAATAATTCTAATGGGAAGGCTTTGCCATCGTTTATTTGTTCGCCAATTAAAGCATTCAAGGTCATTGGCTCGACCTTGCGTTTTTGGTCAGGAGAAAGTCCTTGCTTTTCTAGATCTTGTATAAGATCCGTCGCAACTAAATTATCCCCTTTCCCAAACCTTACTGAAACAATGTTTTTTATGATGTCCCCTAAATTGTTACTTTCTAACCATTCAAAAGCCTCTCTTTCATTGTCCTTAGTGATACTCCCTTTAAAAAAAGGTTTAAAGCTTACTGCATCACCATTCATTAACTTTATTTCCTTGACACCCCTTTGCTCCATCAATTGAACAATAGAATCATTCGCTTGTTGCAGCGCAGCTTTTTTAATTTTAATTTGATTTTCCAAAGCGAGTATATCGCTTTCGAGTTTTAGATAATTATTAGAAGCCGTAGACACATCTTTGACCTCTGTTATTTTTACTTCTTTTTTATCGTCATCTTTTAGTTCTCTTAAAACGTCTAAAAAATCAACTTTCTCGCTCATCTCTAGTATTCCTTTCATTCAAGTCTATCTGTATAGGAAAATATTTAAAGGAACGACGATCATATTTCAATACTTTATATTTACCTCTATTATTATCAGAAGCTACCGCGCAAGCTAAACCTATCATGCTCGGATCTCCTATTAATAATAAAAAATCATCATCATTAAAGTTTCTCAACTTTTCTTTTGCTTTTCGTACCGCAGGCGCAGGAGATAACATTATCTGTTTACCTTCCTCAAATAGGGGAACTAACTCACCATATTCTCTAGCAGGTATAACATTAAATTTTGCCACTTCCTGGATTACGAATACTTTACCTTTATTTTCCGACATTCTGATCTTTCTTCTTCACCATATATATTTTTTATTTAAATGTATCAATTAAAATGATACAAGACGGTTGAATTTAACAAGAATTGCAGAAAGTATGAATAAATTACATTATAAATTTAAGACTTCTCCCTATAAACATCAATTAACTGGAATGGGCGCTATGCTCAACCACTTCCGTCGTGGTGAAAAAGAATTTGCATTGTTGATGGAAATGGGATGTGGAAAAACCAAAGTTCTTTTGGATAGCTCCTCTTATTTATATGACAATGGGTACATCAATGGTATTCTTGTCATTTGTCCTAATGGTGTCAAAGGAACATGGAAAAAAGAGATTGAGATCCATATGGCTGATCATGTAGATCGTAATGTCATTATTTGGACAGGGCAAAAAACAAAAAAACACGAAGAAGAATTAAGTACTTTATTCATTGCTGACAAAGTTCATTTTAATATTTTAATAATGAACGTGGATGCTTTTGCCACAGAACGTGGGCGTAGGGTTGCGGATCGATATCTAATGACACGTCGCGCCTTAATGGTAGTGGATGAAAGTACAATGATTAAAAATCCTACTGCCATTAGAACTAAAGCCATTACAAAATTAGGTAATTTAGCGCGTTATAGGGTTATTATGACAGGTTCTCCCATTACCAAATCTCCTGAAGATCTTTACGCGCAATGTAATTTTCTTAATCATGAACTTTTAGGATTCAGTTCCATTTACACTTTTCGCAACCGGCACTGCCAATTGCAGCGCTTGTCGTTCGGAGGTCGATCCTTCAATAAAGTGACAGGATACAAGAATCTGGAAGAACTTAATCATAAATTAAAACAGTTCTCCTACCGGGTATTAAAAAAAGAGGCTTTGGATCTTCCTGATCAAGTATGGATGAAACGCATTGTCAGTCTTACAACCGAACAATTGGATGCCTATATGCAGATGAAAAAATTTGCATTGGTGCAACTCCAGAAAGAGACATTGACGACAACGTCAGTGCTCGCCCAGATGGTGAGACTTCACCAAATTGTTTGTGGTCATTTACCAACCGATAACGGTCGTGTTATAGGCTTGGCGAATAACCGTATCAAGGAATTATTGGCTATTCTAGAAGAGCATGGTGGAAAAGCCATCATCTGGGCGAATTATCGCTACGACATCAAGGAGATTGAAAAAACATTGCTGAAGAAATATGGTCCCCGATCCGTGGTCACTTATTATGGAGATACTCCTGAAAAAATGCGTCAAGAAAATATTCAAAATTTTCAGGAAAAAGAAGAACCTAGATTTTTCATAGGCCAACCAATGACAGGGGGAAGGGGCATTACCGTAACAGCAGCTAATCTTGCAATTTTTTACTCCAACAGTTATGACTTAGAGATTAGAGAGCAAGCAGAAGCACGTAATCACCGAATTGGAACTGATGACAAAGTTACCTATGTAGATTTAGTGGCTGAAGGAACCGTTGATGAAAAAATTATTTATTCATTACGCAACAAAATTAATTTAGCCACATCGGTATTGGCTGAAGACATAAGGAAATGGTTAGTATGATAGCTAAAGTATCGTGGATGTATAGTCCTACTAAAGACACTTTTACAGTAGTCAAGATAGATGGACAAGGGATTGAAGGAGAAGATTTAGAGAAAAATTTTATTTTACCTGGAACCACCGTATCCAGAAAAGAATTTTTTTCAGAAGAGAAATACTGGAAAACCTTTTGGACTATTATTACAAAAAATGACAAAGCAGTGGTAAATATATGATGCTCACTAATATTTTACTCGGTGTAATAATTATTATTCTTTTAGTAATAGGCTTTGTGATATTTCAAATAGGACACAATTTATTTAAGGATAAAAAATGACAGGTAAACAGTTAGGATTAGGGAGAAAAAAATACGAACGACGTAATGGTGCGGTAAGGCAACACTATCCTGGAAAAGGAATAGGAGAATTTAAGTGTAACATTTGCCATAAGAAATATACACGTTATGGAAAATATGATAGGTTTTGTAATTCATGCCGACTTCGTATTTTTACACCCACATAATGCCGTGGAACCCTGAGTATTATATGAATAAAGATGAAGTTATAAAAATTCTAGAAGACAACAAGATTACTAATGTTATGAAAAAACAAAACCCAATGGCTAAAGAAGTTCGTACTCCTAAATATAAGCAACGTATCGTGAAAGATAAAACTGTATATGATAGGAAACAAATTCTATCCGATGAAGAAGAGGGTGATAGAATGAGATTTGGCGACCACCTATGTGAAATAGCTGCCGTGGAAAAAATTAAAAAGGAGTAAAATGACCAGTGAAAAACATTTAAAACTGCTGCTGCCATACTATGTTAAAGAATATCGTAACATTATTTCTCCAGAGCTGGCTCAGGAGATCATAGCACAGCCTGATTTAGAATTCTTTCCCGCTACTGCGGGAGGGGGTAAAGCTAGTGAGGCGCGCCGTTGTTATGTCAAACCAATTGAATCAAAATTCAAGAAGAAAATTGCCACTATTATTGAGGATATCTTTAAATCATACATTCAGGAGTTTAAATTCTTTGATAGTTTAAAAATGGAAAAGACTGGATATGATCATCTTCTCTACAAGGGAGAGGAATCTAATGAATACAAAGAGCATGTTGATCATTCCCAATTCAACAAGCCTCGAATTCTAAGTTGCTCCCTTCTTCTTAATGACGACTACGAGGGAGGAAATTTTAGTTTTTTCGGAGGGGAATATGTGATCTCCAGGCTGGCCTGTAGCGCCATCGTGTTTCCCAGCAATCCTTGCTTTCCTCATTCAATCACTCCTATTTACCAAGGGGATCGTCACTCCATCATCACCTGGGTCCACTGATGAAAACAAATTATCTTCCATACGGGAAAGACATATTAAATCCAGAGTGGCCCGAAGCCACCTGGGATGTGGGGACGTTGTTTGTTCATGATGATAATATTATAAATTTTTATGATACAATAAAAAAAAGATTTGGTTTTCCTTTATCTATTAAATCAGTATTTGGTTGCTATAATGTTATGTGGAGCGGAGGAAGATCCTCATTTGGCGTAGCTCCGACAGTTCATACTGGAGGCTGGACACCAGAAGTTATAATCAAGGAGTATAACAAGAGAGGGATAGATGTTACTTATACTTTTTCAAATCCTTTACTCAAAGAAAAACATCTTACGGATCCAAGCTCTAATTATTTGTTGGATTTACTGGCAAAACAAAAATATGAAGGCAACGCTGTTACTATCACTTGTGATGTTTTATCGGATTACATCAGGAAGATGTATCCTAATTTAAAACAAAAAGCATCGATTGTTAAATCAACAATGGAGATGCCGAGGAGGAGGACGTTTGAATATTATGACAATCTGTTTGAAAAATATGATCTGGTCTACCTTCATCCTGATGATAATTTCAATCTTAAATTATTGAAAAAAATAGCCGCGTCTGGAAAAGTTGGCAGTTATACACTTCTTATAAACGAAAACTGTGCGAGAAACTGCACTATACGAAACAGTCATTATGAGGAACAGTCAAAACCGGTAATTGATGGGTGGCACGGAATGTTCAGTTTTACTGATGTAGATCAGATCCATAGTCCCGAACATCCCAATAGCATATGTGAAAGACACACAAAACCACAAATGAAATCATGCACTCTTTCTCATTCTGAGTTTAAAGAAATCTATGATCTGGGCTTCAGAAGATTTAAGCTGCAAGGAAGAGATTCTCCTTGGACTAATATGTTATTTGATCTGGCTTTCTGGTCGGTTGAACAAGACGCCATGGCATATAAAATATCCCACTACCCTCATTTATAATGAAGGCCGTGAACATTTTTTCACAGCATGTGGAAGAGATAAAAAAGGCTCTACCTTATTATGATCAACTTTTTGATTGGATGGATAAGCAGAAACCTTTTTCTTTTGCTGGAAAACAGGAAGTCTCTCCATATCCCTTCTTGTCATATCCGCTAGTATCTCAATTCCTGTTTTCATATTTTTACAGTATTTACCCCTTAACAAAAATACAATAAAATTTAGTATTTCCCCGGTAAAGGATGTTATACTTTGTGTAAGAAAAGGTGTAAACTTGTAAAGTATGAATATTATTTCTGGTTTTTGTGCAACATTATTATTACTGTGTCAGACCATTCTTAGTGATTTGGATTTTAAATATGATAATCAGGATGAATTTGTTAAAGGCATTGTGGAATGTACACAGGCATTTAATGCGGTCATTCCACCACAGCAGCGTGTGGTGGTTGTCATTAGTATGGCACAAGCTGCATTGGAATCCAATTGGGGTAAGTCACGGTTTGCTAAACTGGGTAATAACTTCTATGGTATTATTGAGTCAAATCTCGAAAAGCCTCACATAACTGCCCTGGAAAATCCTGATGTTCATCTCAAAGTCTATGACAAAAGATGCTACAGTGTAGCGGATTATCTTACATTGCTAAACACAAGTCCTCTTTTTAAGGAATACCGTGATGAACGTGCTAAAGCATTTGTAAGTGGAAGGATGAATCTTGAACCCTTAATAATGTCTCTTCATGTATTTGCGGTGGATCCTTTTTATACCTATAAAATCAAGGATACTGTCAAATATTTACATAGAACTTATCCAAATATTTTTCACTTGACAACGGATGCCTAATATCCTACTCGATCCACATTAACAAACGCACTACAGAATACACAGAAAGAGAGGATGATATGAAAACGATATCTTCAAAAATTTTACAAACTACTGACTATGCGCAGTTTAAAACTATTCGGGGAAACCGAGAAATTAATGAAGCGCATTTAAAAAACCTTGTTAGGAGCATTGAAGAAAATGGTTATATTCCATGCCCTATCATTATTAATGAAAAATTTGGCGTCATCGATGGTCAGCATCGTATTGAAGCGGCAAAAATATTGAAACTTCCTATTCACTATTACATCTTAAATGGTGCTAATATTAGAGAAGTAACGATTGTTAATCAAAACAGGAAAAACTGGGGTTTCACACAATGGATGAACCGTTATGCTGATTACAATTTCCAGGAATATAAAATCTATAAGCATTTCTATGAAGTGTGGGGATTTGATCACTGGAGTACCATCTTTTTACTGTGCCGTACCAAGGGAGTGAGAGGACGAGGAAGCCTTAAAAAAGCTTTTGAAACTGGAGCTCTGAAAATTGAAACGATGGAAGAAGGAAAAAAATTCGCCCGCCGTATTATGGATGTAAAACCTTTTTACGCCAATTACAAGCGTCGCGCCTTCATCCAGGCGATGATCCGTGTTTTTCATGACAGCCGCTACAATCACAGGACATTCTTGAAAAAACTTGGATTGGTGAGAGATCGTCTTTATGATTGCTCAACAGTAGGTCTTTATCTTCAACGCATTGATGAAGTCATGAACTACAGTACTCCAAAAAATCAACGAGTAAACTTTTACTACCAATGGGGTGATCCTGATTCCATTTTTCAAGTGAAAGCGGCATAATTTAATGAAAGGATTCACAATCTGCCCTAATTGTGGCGGAAATGGATTCACGAAGCACGTCTTCGAGGCAGAAAAAGTACAGCTGCAATGCAAGGCGTGCTCCTCCCAGGGGGAAGTTCCCGATGACAAGTTTTTTCTCCAGACATATGAGGACAAGGATTGGCTGAATAAGTGGTCGAAAGCCTATTATCATGGTCCGTGTCTCGATCATACACTATTCCGCAATCTCACAATCGTTCTCGATTGAGATAAAACAGTAGTAAATGTTATAAAATACCCTTATAATTCGTGTCGTAATTAACTGAAGGAGTTGTGTATGCATTTACCCAATAGTCCTGTCCGTAAAGTTCACGAATGTAGGAAATGCGGTGATGTATCATTAAAATTCTGGAATCCCGCTCTTGACCGAGTTTATACGAAAGAAGAGTGGGAAACCGTTAAGATGGAGGGAA